CGGCCATCTCGACATCGACGACGTCGCCCGGTTCGAGCGCCAGCGCCGACGGCGGCAGCTTGAATTTAGCAGACTCGCGTGCCGCCCACGTTTCGTAGAGCCAGCTCTCCGCCATAGCGCTGGCGAGCGCGTCATCGAGAACGCTCGGCAGATTGGCTTCCGCGACGCGACCGCTGGCGCCAGTCACGCGGCGCGCCTCGGCGACGGCCTGCTGATAAACGTCGGCGCTCGAAATGTAGCGCACCTTCGCGGATGCCGGCAGTTCCGTTTCCTGGCCGCGCGTCAACTCGTAGAGAGCGTCGTCCGGCCGCTCCTCGACCAAGTTATCGGTCGTCAGTGTCATGGCCGGTGCGGCGTGGCCGCGGTGCCGGAAAACTATTCTGCCGCTGCTTTCGATGCTGTCGAAAAAGTACGCGAGTTCGAGCGGTTGCATCGCATCGCGCGCCGACATCGTCCGGTCGATCACGTAACCGGGCACCGTTCCTGTCAACGCCGAGGCATCGAAGTCGGTGAAGTCTTGATCTATCAGGATTTGCGATACGAGGTCATCGAGCGAGGCGCTGCCGAGCCGGCCATTGAGCCAGTGGCCGAGTGCCCAGTTGTCGCCGTCGCTCCAGTAGGATGTCGCGTAAGGAAATGCCGGATAGGGTCGAGCATCCCAGCAGTAGAAGTGGATGTGATCGAGGTCGACCATCCGCTCACCGGTAATCGCCGAGAGCGGATTGAGCCCTTCCACATAGCCGCTCTTTGTCCAGTCGAAAGCGTCGCGGAACGCCTTGAGACAGCGTGCCTGAATCAGATCATCGCGGATGCCGCGCGAGTAATAGGGCAGCGTCGATTCGGAGCTCTTTGGATCGACGAAAACGTTCGGCTTGTTCGCGCCCTTGTCGACCGCGGGGCAACCAGTCTCCATGATCCAGAATGGCTTCGACTGCGGTACCCACGACGTCGGGGACGCACTCTCGATGCTGCCGGGCCGATTGAAATGCTCGTTCGACCACCAGGCGAGAATGTCCTTATAGCGAAACACCCACGGCTTGCCGCTGCCGTCGGTGATCGGCGTTCGAACCTGGGCGTTGCGGTCGGCGCTCGAGGCATAATACCAGTCGTAACCTTCGCCGCCCTGGACGTTCGCTTTGAGATACGACGGGTCGTAGGTCGACGACGCCCCGGCGAGCGCATCGAGATGATCGCGGCCATCGCGCCAATCGGCGAGCGGCCAATAGACGTCGAGCCCGATCGCGTCGATGTCGGCTGAAGACCAGAGCGGATCGAGATGAAAGTAAACGTCGCCCGATCCATCGGCGGGCTGATGCCCGAAGTATTCCGACCAGTCGGCGGCGTAGAGCACCTTTGTCGAGGGGCCGAGTACGGATTTCACGTCAGCGGCAAGCGCGATCAGCGCTGCGACGAACGGATAAGCGTCGGCGGTCGAGCGGACCTGCGTCAGCCCGCGCAATTCCGTGCCGATGACGAATGCCTCGACACCGCCCGCGGCTTTGGCCAGGTACGCCTGGTGCAAGACCATGCGCCGGAACGACCATTCATTCGGGCCGGAATAGCGGACCGTATCGCCGGCCAATGAGAAGTTTGCGGGCGATGCCGTGCCGACAAACTCTGCGATTTGCGCAGCGGCCGGCGTCGTCTTGTCCGGCGTGCCCGCCTCACCGGGCGCCGGATGACAGGTGATGCGGCCCCGCCAGGGATACGCGGGCTGAACCGTTCCGCCGTAGGGATTGGCTAGCGTATTGCCTTCGGCGACATCCATCAGAATGAACGGCGTCAGCGTCACGTTGATATCACGCGCCTTCAAATCGCGGATCGCGGCGACGACCGTCTGATCCGACGGCGTGCCACCGTAAGCCGCGTTGCCGTCGCGCGCGCTGATGACGTAGGCGCTGTCGCGCGTCACGCCGGCAACTGACCACTGCAGCGGGCCCGTTGATTTATCGCGCGTCTCGACGCCGGGTTTCAATTTGCATGCACCTGCACGCAGATCCGTTCCGAACCAGCTGACGATCAGCGATACGGATTTGGCGTTTGGCAGCGCCGCCTCGAGCTGATCGATGGCGACCTGCCAGTCGGTCGCCCCGAGCAACTGATGGACATTCTCCGATTGCGAGACGCCGTCGCCGAACGTCTGATGCACAGGCTCCGTCGCGTAGACGAACTCGCCGGCTCCGGGGATCAGCACGACGCCGCGGACGTCCTGGCCCGCGTCCGATACGCTGCGGAAGACCTCGAACGACAGTTGCGGAATGCGATTGCCGTAATCGGCGAGCGGCAGCCGCTCGAACACGATGTAGGCGACGCCGCGATAGGCGGGAGCGTTGTCAGCACCTTCGCGCGCCGCGATCAGGCTATCGACGCTATCGGTTTCGGTGCCGGCGTGCAGCCGGAACGTGATGCGCGACAGATCGATTTCTTGCTCGTCGGCCCAGATGCGCCCGACGCGCGTCACCACGCCCTCGCCGAGTGCGACCGCAAAGTTCGCGTAGTAGCGGTATTGCCTGATCGACGTGTCGCCGCCCGAGCTGCCTTTTCCGCCGCCGGCCGATTCCGTCGTCTTGACGATCTCTTCTTCGAAATCCGTTGCCCAGATCACCTGACCGCCGACGCGCGCCCGGCCATAGATGCGCGGCAGCGGTGAGCCTTCGGTCGACGCCGTGACTCTGAGGTCGCTCAGTCGCGGACCTTCGACGGCGCGGCTCTGCCCCGAGGCGCCGAACAGCGCGTTGTCGACGTAGGCGCCGGTAAACGCGCCGATCTGCGAACCGATCGCGGCGCCCGACAGCGTTGCGCCGAGGAAGCCGACACCGGCAGGCAGCAAACTGCCGCCGACTGCAGCCCCGACCGCAGCGAGAGCAAGTGTCGCCATGCTTCAATTACCTTCGGACAAATCAGGAAACCGGAACGCGCCGGCAATGCGCCGCCGCCACCAATGCGAAAGCGCAACCTCGCTGACCGGCGCGCCTTCCATTGCGTGGATCATCGTCGATGGGCCCGAGACGATTGCCGAGTGCTTCGCGACAACACCACTGCGCAAGCGAAAGACGATGACGTCGCCAACGTCGATCGCAGAGATTTTGATCGGTTCAAGATGCCGGGAAGCGGCCTCCAGCATCGTCTCGCGACCGCCCGCCTCGGCCCAGTCGCGGCTATACGCGGGAGGGGTTTCGGCATCCGATCCATAGAGGTCCCGCCAGACGCCGCGCACAAGCCCAAGACAATCGGTGCCGATGCCCCTGGCGCTGGCTTGATGATGATAGGGCGTGCCGAGCCACGCCCGCGCCGCCGCGACGATGGCTTCGCGTGTCAATCGTTGCTGCATTGTCAGCTCTTGCGTCCGACTTGCGTTAAGAACTGATTGCCCGGGATCGACGGAAAGCCGCGAAAATTTATGGTATTCGCGAACCTCGCCTTGCATGTCGCAAAGCGCTTGTCGCAGCCAGCTGTGACGACGAACGTGTCGCCGGCGACCGGCCCTTCCGCTTCGGCCCACAATTCGATCGTGACGGAACTCGCGAGCTTGGCATGCGATTTGACCTCGACTTTCAGGCCCGCCGACGCACCCGACGTGAATGAGAAAAGTCCGCGCGAGAAAAGTCCGTTCTCGAACCCGTCGATCCCTGAGACCGTAAACCGGCGTGCCGAGTGCGCGGCCGTGATCGCGCCTTCACCGTGAAAGGCCGGAGACGACAAATCGACCATGCAACGCGCGTCGCCGAGATCGGCATCGCAGGTGAGCTGCAACAAGCGCCCTTTGGGCTGTTGCAGGTAGTGCGCGAGCCCGCGAAGTTCGGCCGTGAATCCCGTACCGGTGCGGCGCACCTCGCCGATGCTTCCCGAGCGCATCAGTACGCGCTGGCTCGTATCAGCCCAATTGGTGCGATAGATTTCGATGCGCGCATCATCGTAGCGGCCGGCCGCCAAATCGTCGTCGGTCAGCGTTGCAGATGAGAGCGCGCCGGTCACCTCGAGGTTGTCGACAGAGAGACCAAGTCCATCGGTTATGTCGCTCGCCGTGAATCCGCTTGCCGCTTCATAAGTTGTGCCGTCAAAGGTCAGTGCCCGGTCGTGGTCGGTGAAGCCGAGGACAACGCCGTCGCGCCGCACGACGCGCCAGCACCAGCAGAGCGTCGTCGCGCCCGACGCCAGGTGGGCCGCAAGATCCGGCGACAGCGCCTTCATAGCCTGACCTCCACGATTGGAATGTTCGGAATGGCTCCCGACGTGAAGCCGGAAAGATTGATCTCGAGTTTGTCCGTGTCGAAGCGCACCGGCACGTCAAACTCAAAGCCGGCCGTCACGCTTTGACCGCTCGCAGGTATGTGCCCGGCAAGAAACGTCACGATGCCAGTCGAGGCGTCGGCCGCAAAATCGGTTCCGGCTGTTTGCTCGACGCCGGCGACGGCGATTTTCAGCGTGCCGGCAACGGGCTTCTTGATGTCCCGGGTCCAGGGAGCGAAGGCGCTGCCGTACGTCTTCTGCAGCTGGAACGCCGCGCGTGTACCGGTGCCGGTTCCGATCACCTGATCGAGTGGCAACGGCGCGGAATTCGGCGGGCACGATTTCCCGTCAATCGGATCTCGCCAGCGGAACGCGTGCAGCCGCCC